TCTGTATGGTATTGATACACCAGAATCCAGAACCTCCGACAAAGAAGAAAAAGTCTATGGACTTGCCGCTAAAAAGTTTTTGAAGAAAATGTGTGATGATGAGTGGATGATTCTAGAAACTGCTGAGTATGACGCAAAAGGTAAGTTTGGTCGTATTCTAGGTTCACTTAGAAGAACTACAAACTATGCTGACCAGACAGTGAATGAATACATGATTGAAAAATATCATGCTGTTCCATACTACGGTCAGTCAAAGGATGATATCAAAGAAGCACACTTAAAAAATCGTGAGTTTGTGAATCTAAATGACTGATGTTTATCTTGGTAATCCAAACTTAAAAAAGTCTGGAATACCACTTGAGTTCACTAGAGAACAGATTGAAGAGTATATCAAATGCTCTAAAGACCCTGTTTATTTTGCAAGAAACTATGTTAAGATTGTTAATGTGGATAAAGGACTTATGCCTTTTGAAATGTACGACTTTCAAGAAGACATGGTTCGTACATTCAATGACAATCGTTTTTCCATTTGCAAACTGCCTAGACAGACAGGTAAATCAACGACAACAACCGCATATATTTTGTGGTTAATTCTTTTCACTGACCAGCAGAATATTGCTATCCTTGCAAACAAAGGTTCTCTTGCTAGAGACTTGTTGGGTAAGATTTCACTAGCATATGAATACTTACCTAAGTGGTTACAGCAAGGCGTGGTTGTGTGGAACAAGGGTAACATTGAACTAGAGAATGGTTCTAAGGTTGTCGCCGCCGCTACTTCATCATCTGCTATTCGTGGTGGTTCTTACAATCTAATCTTCTTGGATGAGTTTGCGTTTGTTGGTAATAACATGGCTGAAGAGTTCTTCAGTTCAGTCTATCCTACAATCTCATCTGGTCAGACATCAAAGGTTATCATCGTATCAACACCAAATGGTATGAATCATTTCTATAAGATGTGGACTGATGCGACAGAGAAGTTAAGTCAATATGTTCCCATCGAAGTGCATTGGTCACAAGTTCCAGGCCGAGATGAGAAGTGGAAACAAGAGACTATTGCTAATACAAGTGAAGAGCAGTTCAGACAGGAATTTGAGTGTGAGTTCTTAGGTTCAGCAAATACTCTAATCCATCCAACAAAGTTAAGAACTCTTGCTTTCAAACGACCTATAAGACAATGGAACGGCGTAGATTTTTATTATGAAAAAGAAGAAAATCATACATATGTTATATCAGTGGATGTAGCAAGAGGGGTTGGACTTGACTATTCTGCATTTACAGTATTCGATGTAACAGAGACACCATACAAATTAGTAGCAAAATATAGAGATAAGGAAGTATCGCCACTACTTTATCCAAACTACATACACTCAATTGCTAAGATGTACAATGAAGCGTATGTATTGGTTGAGGTAAATGATATTGGCGCACAAGTAGCAGATATTTTACATTCAGACTTAGAATACGAGAATCTAATTGCAACTTCAATAAAAGGTCGTGCTGGACAACAAGTGAGTGGTGGATTCTCAACTGGAACACAATTTGGTGTTCGTACAACTAAACAAGTAAAACGAATAGGTTGCTCAAATCTAAAGGATTTAATTGAACAAGATAAGTTGATAATTGAAGATTTTGACTTGATATCTGAATTATCGAGTTTCATAGGTAGAAGACAATCATATGAAGCAGAAGAAGGAAATCACGATGATTTGGTGATGACTTGCGTTCTCTTTGCATGGTTGGTGAGACAAACATACTTCAGAGACATTACAGATGTTGATATCAGGCAAAAATTGTATGAAGAAAAGATAAAAATGCTTGAAGATGAGCAACTTCCATTCGGAATAATTGATGATGGGCATCCAGAAGAAGGAGTGTTGAATGGACCAGAAGACATACAGGAGTATATCAACTCCTCAAACCGTGATACTTGGTTCTAAACACTCGTTTTTATAAATATTGAGTAAATCAGAGATTATAACTTGATATATTCTTAGAAGGAGAAATGAAAATGGCTTTTCAAGTATCACCTGGCGTAAATGTAAGTGAGATTGACCTCACTACGGTGGTGCCTGCCGTATCTACCACTACTGGTGCCCTTGCTGGACACTTTAAGTGGGGGCCGGTTGACCAGAGAGTTCTCATCAGTACTGAAGACCAATTAGTTTCGGTTTTCAATAAACCTAATGCAAATACGGCTGATGACTTCTTTACTGCGGCTAACTTCCTTGCATATGGAAACGCTCTATATGTAACGAGGGCTGTTGCTTCTGCAAACAATGCAACAACAGGCGGAACAGGCGCATTCATTAAAAATGAAGATTACTACAATGAAACATACACAAACTCAAGTGGTCACGGCGATTGGGTAGCAAAATATCCAGGCGACATTGGTAACTCACTAAAGGTTTCTGTATGTCATAACGCAAACGCATGGGAAAGCACAGTATCAACAAACTACTATGCTACCAGAGAATCAACAACTGTCACACTTGCTGGTGATGGTCAAGGTTCTTCAAACACAGAAACACAATTTGTTGCTGGCGATATTCTATTGCTCGGCCCTGATAAGGAGCAAAGAAAGATTGCTTCCGTTTCTGGTAACACAATTACACTTACCAGTAAGTATCAAGGTAATACAGTATCAAACTATTCACCATCACTAACTCGTAGATGGGAATACTTTAACAACTTTGATAGAGCGCCAACAACCACTACTTATGCTAACACAGTCAACTCACAGGGTGACGCAATTCATGTCGCAGTTGTCGATGAAGATGGTGTAATCTCAGGTCAGGACGGCACAGTTCTAGAGAAATACGAAAATGTTTCTCAAGCACCAGATGCTAAAGGGCCACAGGGTGACACTCTTTACTACAAAGATGTGATTAACAATCGCTCACAGTGGGTATGGTGGGGCGCACACAACAGCAATCTCACCAAAGGTGGCACAAGAGCCGACTTGACAAATGCTGGAACTGCTGGCTCTGGAACAAACTTCCCAGGCAATGACCTACCAGTTAGCGCAAGCATGACTAAAGGTAAGGACGGTTCTGCTTCAGATGCCGCTTACATTAGTGCATATAACTATTTCAAAGATGCTGATACTGTGGATGTATCACTTGTTCTTGGCTCTGGTTCAAGTTCAACTGTTGCTATTCACCTTATCAACAACATCGCTGAACACAGAAAGGATTGCGTAGCAGTCATTTCACCAGAAAGAGCAGATGTTGTCAACAACAATTCTTATGAAGGTAAAGAGAGAGATGATATCATAGCATTCAGAGACTTGCTACCATCATCTTCTTATGCAGTCATGGATTCTGGTTGGAAGTATCAGTATGACAAATACAACGATGTTTACCGTTATGTTCCTCTGAACGGTGACACTGCTGGTCTAATGGTTCAAACAGATTTGACTAGAGACCCTTGGTATTCGCCTGCTGGATTTAATCGTGGTAATGTCAAAAATGTTATCAAACTTGCATTCAATCCAAGTAAGACTGATAGGGATGAACTTTACAAGAAGGGTGTCAATCCTGTTGTAACATTCCCAGGTCAAGGAACTGTATTGTTTGGTGACAAGACAATGCTTGACCAGCCAAGCGCATTCGACCGTATCAATGTTCGCAGACTGTTCATTGTTCTTGAGAAAGCAATTAGCACAGCCGCTAAGTTTACTCTCTTTGAGTTCAATGATGAGTTTACTCGTTCACAGTTCAAGAACTTGGTTGAGCCATTCCTTAGAGATGTCCAAGGTCGGAGAGGTATCACAGACTTCCAAGTCGTAGTCGATGGTACAAACAACACTGGCGAAGTCATTGATAGAAACGAATTTGTGGGTGACATTTACATCAAACCTGCTCGTTCTATCAACTTTATCCAGTTGAACTTTGTTGCTGTAAGAACTGGCGTAGAATTTTCTGAAGTCGTTGGTAGAGCAACATAAATAAAGGTAAACAGGAGAAAAGAAGATGGCTTTTAATGTAAACGAATTTTCAGGCGCCCTTACAAGCGGTGGTGCTAGAAATTCACTGTTTCAAGTGCAAATCACGAATCCAGTAAACGGGGTCGCTGATGTTCAAGTACCTTTTCTCTGCAAAGCCGCTCAAATTCCAGCCGCTACTTTAGGTGTAGTCGAAGTTCCTTACTTCGGCCGCACCGTAAAGGTTGCTGGTAACAGAACATTTGCAGAGTGGGCACCTACCATCATCAACGATGAAGATTTTGCTATTCGTAACGCAATGGAACAGTGGTCTAACAGCATCAACTCATTCCAAGGAAACCTAAGAACAACTGGTGGTTCTGCGCCTGCTTTGTATAAAGCAAACGCTCAAGTCATTCAGTATTCACAGACTGGTGATGTTCTTAGAGAGTATACTTTTGTTGGTATTTTCCCAACTGAAGTAAGCACTATCGACCTTGCTTGGGAGACTGAAGGCATCCAAGAATACACTGTCACTTTCCAGTATGACTATTGGGAAGTATCGGGCGGCTCAACTGGCAACGCCGGCGGCAATTAAAATCCGTTTTTAGTTATGTTGGGGGCGCCATAAATATAACAAAGGCGCTCCCTATTTTCATTGAGGATATAAAATGGCAGTAAATCTATTCGGTTTCAAAATTGGTAGAGATGTTGACGAAAAACAACTCGACAATCTACCTTCATTCGTACCACCAGCACAAGATGATGGAAGCATCACTGTTGCTGAAGGCGGTGCGTTTGGAACAACCGTAGACTTAGACAATACAGTAAAAAACGAAGCACAACTTATCACAAAATATCGTGAGATGGCTCAACAACCAGAAGCGGAAAGAGCGATTGACGATATTGTGAATGAGGCTATTGTTGGTGATGACATAAAAGCACCCCTAGAACTGGTGCTTGATGATGTCGAACAACCAGAATCAATCAAAAAGAAAATCCGTGAAGAATTTGACTATATTCTCAAGTTGATGAAATTCAACTATAGGGGATATGATATCTTTCGTCATTGGTATGTGGATGGTAGACTTTACTATCACATCATTATTGATACTAAAAATCCAAGAGCAGGCATCAAAGAATTAAGACATATTGACCCTCGCAAGATTAAAAAAGTTCGCAAAGAAAAGCGTGACCCAAATCGTAGACTAAATGAAGAAACACTTGTTAAGAAGTATGATGAGTTCTTTGTGTATCAGTCTAAAGGTATTACATCAGAGGGTGATGGACTGAAGATTGCTCCAGATTCAATCGCATATTGTCATAGTGGATTGCTAGACAATAAGAACTATACAGTTTTATCGTATCTTCATAAAGCACTAAAACCTCTCAATCAGTTGCGTATGCTAGAAGATGCGACAGTTATCTATCGCTTGGCCCGTGCGCCAGAGCGTAGAATCTTTTACATTGATGTTGGTAACTTACCTAAAGCGAAAGCAGAACAATACTTGCGTGATATGATGGTCAAGCACAAGAACAAACTTGTGTATGATGCAAATACAGGTGAAGTAAGAGATGACAGAAAGTTTCTCACAATGCTTGAGGACTATTGGCTACCTCGTAGAGAGGGAGGGAGAGGTACGGAAATTACCACTCTGCCAGGCGGTCAGAACTTAGGTGAAATGGAAGATGTCAACTACTTCAAGAATAAACTCTATGAAGCATTGAATGTTCCTACTACAAGACTTCAAGCAGATGGTGCTTTCAATCTTGGTCGTGCATCAGAGATTACAAGAGATGAACTGAAGTTCTCTCGTTTTGTAAATCGTTTGAGAACTCGCTTCTCAGAAATCTTTCATATTCTACTTGAAAGACAACTTCTACTCAAAGGTGTAATCACATTACAAGAGTGGAAAGATATGCAAGACCAGATTCGCTACGACTTTATGGAAGACAACCATTTTGCAGAATTGAAAGACAGTGAAATACTTGAGAATAGATTGCGTCTACTTGCTGATGTTGACCAGTATACTGGTAAATACTTTTCTGTTGCATGGATTCAAAAGAATGTTCTTAGACAGACTGAGGAAGAAATTGAGCAAATTGCACAAGAAGTTGAAGACGAAGGTGGTGGTGAAGAAGGTGAAGACGAATTTATGTAATTCAGTTGTTTTGTTTTATAAATAGATGAACAGGAGATAAAAATGTCAGACTATACAACAAGAGATGCAGTAGAGTTTGCTTTCGATGGCAACACTGCAAAATTCAAAGATGCTATCAATAGCATCATGGCCGATAAAGTTTCGGATGCAATTGAACTAAAAAGAGTTGAAGTAGCATCTCAATTCATGTCTGCACAATCAGACGAAGGGGATACTGATGTCCAAGATTCAGAAGTTTAAGACTTTCCTTGAAGCAAGCGCCGCAGATTTGACGCCTGTTAAAAAGGATGACGATGAAAGAAAGAAAGCAAAGTATCGCTCTAAAGGTGAGCAAGATTTTGCTGATGCTCATACCACTGAGACAGAACCACATCCAACTGCTGACCCATCTGTTCACAATGGTTCAACACAACCAACATCACCAAAAGGTTCTGATGCTGGTGAGAAACAAGTTGTAGCCGCAGGCACATCTGTCAAAGAGCCTGCAGGCGGTGGTGACTCAAAGCGTTCTGCTGATAAGAAACAGGGTGATATGACACCTGTAAATCCTATCAAAGAAGCAAAGCAGGCTAAAGAAGAAGATGAGCCTGAAGAGGATGACGCAGAAGACGAAGACGAAGATGAGGATGAAGAGGAAGACGAGGATGATGATGAGGAACTTGAAGAAGGTGTAATGGACACTCTCAGAAAAATCGTCAAAGACAAGCAGATGCAAAAAGTTAAATTCAAAAATGGTAAATCCATGCGTATTGATTTGACAACTGCAAGTGCTATCGTTCAGGCTTTTGATAAAAGAATTAAGAATGCATCGACAAAACAAAAGTTTGCTGATGCTATAGAGAAAGACCCAGATTCATTCATGAAGATGATGGATGTAGCATTAGGAGGAAAGTAATGGCTATTAAAGTTCTAGCAAACACAGTTGCTTTTACAACTTCTGCAAATAATGTATATAATGCTACTGCCGTTCGTATTACCAACAATGGCACTGCTAGAACAGTGGTTATTGCTAATGTTGCTGACCCTAATGACACAAACCAACATGGTAACTATCCAGGCGGTCAAGTATCTATTCGTCTGAATGCTAACGAGGTTGTAACTATTCGTAAGCGTCCACAAGATACAATCACTGCAAATAGTGGTGTATTCGGAACTAAAGTAGCGGAGGTTTCAACATGAGCATGAAACTAATTTGCGAAGTCAACGAAGATATTAACTATATCACAGAAGCAAAAGACGAGAGTGGTAAGAAATCTTACTTCATCGAAGGTGTCTTTATGCAAGGTGATATTAAGAATCGTAACGGTCGTGTATATCCAGCAGAAACTCTTGCAAAAGAGGTTGCTAGATATAACAAAGAATATGTAGAAAAGAAAAGAGCATATGGTGAACTAGGTCATCCTCAAGGGCCAACAATCAACCTTGAGAGAGTTTCACACATGATTACTGAACTAAAACAAGATGGTTCAAACTTCATGGGTAAAGCAAAGATTATGACAGAAACACCGTATGGAGCAATTGTCAAGTCCTTGATGGACGAAGGCGCACAACTTGGAGTATCAAGTCGTGGTATGGGTAGTCTCAAGGCTGGAAGGGCTGGCGCACAAGAAGTGCAAAAGGATTTCTATCTTGCTACTGCCGCTGACATTGTTGCAGACCCATCTGCACCAGATGCATTTGTAAATGGAATCATGGAAAGCAAAGAATGGGTTTGGGATAATGGAGTAATCAGAGAAGCCACTGTCGCTGATTATGAAACACAAATCAAAAAGGCTTCCAAGTCTGATTTAGAGAGCGTGAAACTCAAAGTTTTTGAGAATTTCCTCTCAAGATTGTAATATTATAAATATACTGTAAATGAGTAATTATCTGATAAAGGAGACTCACAATGTCCGATAAAGAACTAGAGATGCAAGAGGATGATGCTATCCTTGAAGCACAAGAAGTTGTTGTCGAGGACGCTACTGAAGAGGAACTTGAGGAAGCCCGTAAATCTACTAAAGAAATGGCTGATGACTCAGGTGATGAAGAAGAAGCACCTACGACAGAAAAGAAAATGCCTAAAACTAAAATCGGCATGATTAACGCTATGGTTGACGCTATGAAAGCGGAAAAGAAAGATGCCCTCATGGCAGCCTACGGTAAAATGATGGCCGCTATGCACCCTGGCGATGATGAGGAAGAAGAAGCACCTGCCGCTGAATCAAAGAAGATGCGGAGAGAGAGCAAGAAAGTTACTAAGGAAGATGTTGATGTATCTGCTGATGTACAGGCTCTATTCGGTGACGAAGAACTTTCTGAAGAGTTCAAAGATAAAGCAACAACCATCTTTGAAGCCGCTGTTCTTTCAAAAGTCAACGAAGTTCTAGAAACTGCTGATGTTGACCTTGCTTCCGACCTTGAAGCGGAAAAAGAAACAATGGTTGAAGACCTAACCACTAAATTAGATGACTACCTTGAGTATGTCGCTGAAGAGTGGATGAAGGAAAACGAACTTGCTATCGAAAAAGGTATTCGTGCAGAAATCGTTGAGAACTTCATGCATGGTCTACGCAACTTGTTTGCTGAAAACTACATCGACATTCCAGAAGAGAAAGTCGACCTTGTAGACGAACTTGCTGGTAAAGTTGAAGAACTTGAAGCGTCCGTCAATGAGGAAGTTGAGCGTAACATCGAAATCAAAAAAGAACTTGTCGAGATGAAGAAAGACAAAGCACTCTCTATCGTGTGCGAAGGTCTAACCGATTCACAAGTTGAAAAGATGAAGTCACTAGCAGAAGGTGTGGACTTTGATGAAGACACCTACGCTGATAAACTAGCGACAATCAAAGAAAACTACTTCCCTGCCGAAGAAGTTATTGAAAGTGATGCAACTGATGAGGAGCCTCTAGAAATCGAAGAAGAGGCGACACAAGTGACAGGCTCGATGGCTGCTTACACACAAGCCATTTCAAGAAGCATCAAAAAGTAATAATTTATAAATATTGTAATAAAAGGCTGATAGTTTACTAAAGGAGAAACTAAAATGTATCAATCTGATGAACTTCAAAAGAAGTGGCAGCCAGTTCTTGAACACGCAGACCTTGAGCCAATCAAGGACTCGCACAAGAGAGCCGTTACTGCTACACTTCTCGAAAACCAAGAGCGTTCTGCCCGTGAGCAGGCTCAAGGTTCTGGTGGTTACAACGCTCCAACACTTCTTGGGGAAGCCGCACCTGTAAACGCAATGGGCGCATCTTCTTCAACTGCAAGTGCTGGTTCTGTAGACATCTACGACCCTGTTCTTATCTCACTCGTAAGACGCTCAATGCCGAATCTTATCGCTTATGATATTGCTGGTGTCCAGCCAATGACTGGTCCAACTGGTCTTATCTTTGCGATGCGTTCACGCTACTCAACACAGTCTGGCACAGAAGCAATGTTCAATGAAGCGAACACTTCATTCTCATCTCTTGCCGCTGGTAACACTGCTCACCAGTTTGGTGTCGCTAACGGTGCTTTGGGTACGACCCAATCCGGTACTGACCCTGCTGACCGTGCCTCTGGTTCTGGTTACACAGTCCACACTGGTATGTCAACTGCACTTGCTGAAGCACTTGGTGACTCAAGCACTAACAAGTTTAACGAAATGGCTTTCTCAATTGAGAAGGTTGCCGTTACTGCTGTTAGCCGTGCGTTGAAAGCAGAATACACAATGGAACTTGCTCAAGACCTTAAAGCAATCCACGGTCTTGACGCTGAAACTGAATTGTCAAACATCCTATCTGCTGAAATCCTTGCTGAAATCAACAGAGAAGTTGTTCGTACAATCAACTACTCAGCCGTTCCTGGCGCAACTAAGAACACCACAACCTCTGGTACTTTCGATTTGGACACCGACTCAAACGGTCGTTGGTCAGTTGAAAAGTTCAAAGGTTTGATGTTCCAAATCGAGCGTGATGCCAACGAAATTGCTAAAGCAACTCGTAGAGGTAAAGGTAATGTCATGATTTGTTCTTCTGATGTCGCTTCTGCACTTCAGATGGCTGGTGTTCTTGATTACACTCCAGCATTGAGCAACAACCTACAGGTTGACGACACAGGTAACACTTTCGCTGGTGTCCTTAACGGTCGTATTCGTGTCTACATTGACCCATACTTTGCAGACGCAACTAATAACTACTACACTCTTGGCTACAAAGGTTCTAGCGCATTTGACGCTGGCCTCTTCTACTGCCCATATGTTCCACTACAGATGGTTCGTGCAGTTGGTGAGAACACCTTCCAGCCGAAGATTGGCTTCAAAACTCGTTACGGTATTGTTGCTAATCCATTCGCCACTAACGATGGTAACGGTATTGCCGCTCGCCTCGGTTCTGGTGATGGTAACATCTACTACCGTCTTGTTAAGGTTACTAACCTTATGTAAGAAGAGTTGGGTCAACCAACCGAAAACTAGAGGGGGCGCAATGCTCCCTCTTTTTTTGCTTATAAATAGATATACGAACAACTAGGAAGTATATCAATGGCTCTACAAGGCACACAACCAGATAACATGAGTTTCCTATCACCGACTGGATTTAGATTTCAAATCCAGAAGATTCCTCATGTGAACTATTTCTGCACATCTGCTAATATTCCAGATATCTCTATGGGTCAGTTGGAAGCAGACAATACATTCATTCGTCTACCAATTCCAGGCGATAAGTTGACATTCGGACAATTACAATTGACATTTCAAGTCGATGAAGATATGAGAAACTTTCGTGAAATCTATGACTGGTTAAATGCACTTGGATATCCAGATAACTTTCAGCAAAGAGCAAGTATTCAAAGAACACTGCAACAGAACTCCACTGGAACAAACAGACAGTATTCTGATGCAAGCATGATTATTACCACTGCACAATACAAACCAAATATCGACATCAAATTCATTGATGCTTATCCTATCTCCCTTAGTGGACTAGAGTTCAATACCACAGGAACAGATATCGAATATCTTCAAGGTCAAGTCACATTCGCATATAGAAAATATGAGTTGACAACTATCACATAAGGTGCTATAATGTTCAGTAAAATGTGCAAAGAGCATATGGACTATGAGGGTCTAACTCGCTGGCAACATTTCAAGAGAGCAATGGGATTTGCTTGGATGACTTGGGGTATTTGCTGGAGAGTTGTGATACACGCATTTATTCCATGTCTCTATACGAGATATGCTACAAATAAGATAAAGGATATTGCAGAGAAACTATGAATTATGAATATATGAAAGAGCAGATGCGTAAGTATGCAAATTATCCAAAATATTGTGAGTATCTGTTCACCACTTGGAAGTATATAATGGAGCAAAAGAAAATTAATGAAGACAAGTGAAATTACTGAAATGTGGGATAAGGATAGCAAGATTGATGAAACAGAACTTGCTACAGAATCTACCAAAATACCTTCAGTGCATAATAAATATCTAAAGATATTCATGGAAGAGCGACTACGCTTGATTCAGTTAAAGACTGAATTGAAAAAGAAGCGCAGAGTTTTATTTGAATATTATCTTGGTGAGTTAGACCAAAGCGAACTAGAAGCGGTTGGTCGTGAACAGTTTTACAAAAAACTATTGAAGAATGAAGTCGATATGTATATTGATAGTGATGATATGTTGATTGAAATAAGTCACAAGATTGCTCTACAACAGGAAAAGGTTGACTATCTAGAATCAATCCTAAAGAGCATCAATAACAGAGGATTTCAAATCAAAAATGCAATCGACTGGAACAGATTTATCACAGGCTAATCTATCTATAGAAGATAAGACACAACTTATCAAATTTAGAATAGCAAAGTTTAGGACTGAACACGCTTGGTTATGGGAATCAGAGAAACAATCACAATCGAAAGAGTCAACGAAGTCTACATCAAACTTGGATGTGATAAGGGAACGGCTCAAGAAATAAGCGATTACTTTACCTTTGAGGTGCCTGGCGCTAAGTTCATGCCAGCGTATCGCAATAAGTATTGGGATGGTAAGATTCGTTTGTTCAATGTGAACACTCGACAAATCTATGCTGGTCTTTACAAACACATAGAACAGTTCTGTGAAGAAAGAGATTATGCGCTAGAGGGTATAAATGAACTTTATGCGCTAGACAGTATATCTACAATTGAAGCAGAACAGTTCTTTGCTAATCTTCCTGTTACACCTAGAGACTATCAGATTGGAGCGTTTGTACACGCAATTCGCACCAATCGTGCAGTTGTACTCTCGCCTACGGCGAGTGGTAAATCTCTAATCATCTATATGCTTTGTGACTATCTAAAGGGTAGGAAACTAATCATTGTACCTACTACATCATTGGTATATCAGATGAATAGTGATTTCTTAGAGTATTCTGAGAATCAACAGATTCATTCTACACACTTAATCATGTCAGGTCAAGACAAAAATGCAGATGCAGACATTTTTATTTCGACATGGCAATCCATCTATAAGATGCCTAAGAAGTGGTTTGAACAATTTGATGTAATCATAGGTGATGAAGCACACCTCTTCAAAGCACAATCCCTCACAAGCATTATGACAAAACTAGAGCAGTGTAAGTATCGCTTTGGTTTCACTGGAACACTAGACGGCACACAGACACATCGTCTTGTGCTGGAAGGACTGTTTGGCCCTGTTATGAAGGTTATCACAACTAAGGAACTGATGGATAATGACACTGTAGCAAGTCTACGAATCAAGGGTTTGGTTCTAAAATATGATGACGCTACAAGAAAAATGATGGCTAAAGCAAATTATGTCGAGGAGATAAATTTTCTAATATCATGTGAAGCGAGGAACAACTTCATTAAGAACCTTGCTCTATCTCAGGATGGGAATACACTGCTTCTATATCAGTTTGTTGAGAAGCATGGACAAGTGTTGTATGACTTAATAAATAGTAGTGTGACTGACAGAAAAGTCTTTTTTGTACATGGAAAGGTAAGTGCTGATGAAAGAGAACTTGTTAGAGAAATTACAGAGAAAGAGTCCAATGCGATTATCATCGCTTCTTACGGAACTTTCTCTACGGGCATCAATATACGAAACTTGCATAATATTATCTTTGCTTCTCCTTCCAAGTCTCGCATACGAAACCTACAGTCTATTGGTAGGGGATTGAGAAAAGGTGACAATAAAGAAACTGCTACACTCTACGATATAGCAGACGATTTATCATACAAATCTTGGCATAACTACACTCTGAAACATTTTGCTGTTCGTGTAAAAATGTACAACGAAGAAGAGTTTGATTACAAGATTTACAACATTAGGATTAAGAATGCAGAGCCTCATCAAACTTCTGAACGGAGAAACAATAGTTTGTTCAGTGATTAACGAAAGTGAAACACACATAACTATTGAAGACCCGTTGAAACTAGAGATAGTCAATCATGCTGGCGTGCCTTCTATGATGACTACCTACTGGATTCCTTTGCCTGATGAGAAATTAGTTGTTGACATTCGACAGAATCATGTTATAATGGTAAGCGATATAACCGAAGATATGCAAGAATTTTACATGAAGGCTCTCAGACACGCAAGGGGTCTTGATAGAGATGATGACGAAGAAAAGATTAACAGGAGAAGAAGGATTTCAGCACTTGCTGGACTAACCAGTAATACAGTATTTCATTAAGGATTGATTATGGCAAAAAAGAAGCAAAAGCACAACTATGTAGATAACAAGAAGTTTCTACAGGCAATGATTGAATATAGAGATTCTGTCATACTTGCAGAAGAGCAAGGTTCAGATAGACCCAGAGTACCATTCTATATTGGTGATTGTATCATGAAGATTGCAACTCACCTTTCATACAAACCAAACTTTGTAAACTACAGTTTCAGAGAAGAGATGATTTCTGACGGTATTGAGAACTGTCTGCAATACATCGACAACTTCAATCCAGAGAAATCCAAAAATCCTTTTGCTTATTTTACACAAATTATTTACTATGCATTTCTAAGACGCATTCAGAAAGAAAAGAGATATCTCTATACCAAATACAAAGCAACAGAGAACGCTAACATCTTTGGTGAAACTTCTGATGTGCAAGAACAAGACATTATGAATCACTATGAGGATGGTGTAAAGCATAGTGAATGGTCACAAGAATATATGAGTGACTTTATCACCAACTTTGAAGAGAACAAAAGACGCAAACGCAAAACTAATCGTGCTGGACTTGATAAATTTATTGCAGAGGATACAGAATGAAAATCGCACTGGTTACAGATACACATTGGGGAGTAAGAAACGATGCTCATCATTTTCTTGACTACATGGCTAAGTTTTATGATAATATTTTCTTTCCCTATTTGGAAGACAACAGGATTGACACAATCATCCATTTGGGAGATATCGTGGATAGGCGCAAGTATATCAATTTTGTTACTCTCCGTCATCTCAAAGATACTTTCCTAAACAAAGTTACAGATAAGGGTATTGACCTTCATGTCATCATTGGTAATCATGATGTTCCATACAAGAACACCAATGAAATTAACTCAATGCAAGAACTGTTTGACAAGCATGATGTTTCGTATTATTCGGAAGCAACTACTGTAAATTTTGGAGACACTCCTATCTGCTTGATGCCTTGGATTAACAACTCCAACTATGCACAAGCAATTCAGCATATGAAGGATACACCAGCGCAGATTCTATTTGGACACTTGGAGATTGCTGGTTGTCTGATGATGCGTGGACAAATCAATGAACATGGTATGGATGTAGGAGACTTCAGTAAGTTTGACTTAGTTGCATCTGGACATTTCCATACTAAGTCAGTAACTAAGAATATCCACTATCTTGGTTGTCCATATGAACTTACATGGTCAGACTATCAAGACCCTAAAGGGTTTCATATCTTTGATACGGATACAAGAGAACTGGAGTTTGTTCGTAATCCGTATCGTATGTTCAATAAAGTCTTCTATGATGACTCTGGTAAGGAAGCGTCTGATATTTTGGAAAAAGACTTTTCTGGTTTTGAAGGTTCGTATGTCAAGGTTGTAACACAGAACAAAGAAAATCCGTATTGGTTCGACCAGTTTATGGATAAGTTGTATCAAGCGAATCCTGTAAACATCCAGATTGTTGATGACCATCTCAATTTGAACTTGGAAGATGATTCGGATATTGTCAATGAAGCAGAAGATACCGTCACCATTCTCTCTAAGTATATTGAGAACATGGAGACAAATGTGTCGAAGAAAAGACTTGACAATCTGATGCGAAGTCTTTATAATGAAGCACTGTATATGGAAGTGTAGACATGATTCGTGCAAGCATAGAATACCTACATCATTTTACTTGTGGTAAATGTCTAGGTTGGTGGAGCATTGCGAGTCATGAGAACTACACTCCAAAGAAACTCCACTGTCCTCACTGTGGTGAGAAACATGATGAACTTGAATATGTAACGGTGCCTAAGACAAAGATATGATTTACTTCAAAACTATTCGTTGGAAGAATTTTCTCTCAACTGGTAATGTGCATACTGAAATCCAACTAAATCGTTCACCAAACACAATCGTTGTTGGTGAAAACGGTGCGGGCAAGTCTACAATACTTGACGCATTATGTTATGTTTTGTTCAGCAAACCATTCCGCAGAATTTCAAAATCGCAACTACTTAATACTATCAATCAACGAGACTTGATGGTAGAGATTGAGTTTAGTATTGGTAAGCAAGAATACATCATTAAGAGAGGTATGAAGCCTGCTAAGTTTGAAATCTATCAGAATGGTAATCTATTAAACCAGCCAGGTTCAGTAAGAGATTATCAGAAGCAACTTGAAGAAACTATTCTCAAACTTAACTATAAATCTTTCACACAAATCGTTGTGTTGGGTGCATCTACATTTGTGCCTTTCATGCAGTTGACAGCGGCTAATCGTAGAGAGGTTATTGAAGACTTACTGGACATTAGTATCTTCTCTTCTATGGGTAAGTTGTTGAAAGATAGGATTGCAGAGAACAAAGAAGATATTCGTGAAACTGAATATCAGATGCAGTTGGTTGAGAGTAAGATTGAGACACAGAAAGATTACATTCGTAAACTGAAAGAACAGAGTGATGATACCATTGCTACCTTTCAGAACATGATTGATGAATCAGAGAAAGAGATACAGTCTCTTACATCTAACAATGCTTGTATGATTACAAAAACAGAACTGCTACTTGAAAAGGTAAAGGACTCCGATTCTATTACACTTAAAAGTGGTAAGGTGTTTGACTTGATTAATAAGTTAAGGAGCAAACATGACAAAGCGCACAAACGAATTGACTTCTTTGAAAGAAATGATGAATGCCCTACCTGTTCACAGGAGATTGAAGATTCTATTAAGAGCAAGGTTATTGAGGACACAAATCAGATTATCGAAAAAGTCAAAGATGGTATACAAGAACTGGAAGAAGAATACAATACGCTACAGGAAAGACTTACTGAGATACAAACTACTCAGCAAGAGGTCAGTGTTTTGCAGTCTAATGTTTCAACAAATCAATCAACAATTAAATCCTTGGAGAAGTCCGTTTCCAAGAACCAAGGAGAAATTCAGCGAATACAAAGCGCAAATGCTGACGACACTGAGGCAAAAGATACTCTTGAAACATTACAGAGAGAAAATCAGACATTCTCTGAGAAGAAAGAAGAACTAATCAACGACAGAGAATTATTTGGTGTTGCTTCTGATATGCTGAAGGATGGTGGTATCAAAACCAAAATCATTCGACAGTATGTTCCGATTATGAACAAACTGATTAACAAGTATCTCGCCGCACTAGATTTCTTTGTAGCATTTGAGTTAGACGAGGAGTTCAATGAGATTATTAAGAGTAGGCATCGTGACGAGTTTTCTTATGCTTCATTCTCTGAAGGGGAGAAGATGCGAATTGATTTGGCATTACTATTCACATGGCGTGCAATTGCTAAACTCAAAAACTCTACTAACACTAACCTACTCATCTTGGATGAAGTCTTTGATGCTTCACTTGATACTGCTGGCTGTGATGAGTTTCTAAAACTGATTCATCAGTTGGGTGGTGAGACTAATGTGTTTGTCATCTCACATAAGGGTGATGTTCTGTCAGAGAAGTTTCGTAATCAGATTCGCTTTGAGAAAGTGAAGAACTTTAGTAGAGTAGCGGCATGAATGAATACAATCCAGACAATTGGGTAATATTAAAAATTCCAACAGCACTGACCGTCAGTGGTTTCTTTTATAAGGTTCTTGCTGGATGGTCAGGTGGATATCTAGATGGCGATTCATGGAGAATGAATAGCGGTATCGTTAATTGCACCTATGAAGAAGGATATTACTTTTTCTATGGTGAATCTGGTAGTTGCTATATCTGTCACAAAGATAGTTATGGTTTACGAATGAATAATTCACACATTTATGAAAAATATAAAAATGTACTCACTCTAATGGATGAGAACACAAACTGGTTAGAATTAGATTATGGGTAAACGAAGTGATTTTGAAAGAGTAGAACGAGACTTCTATCCAACACCAGAAGCGGCTGTTCTACCCCTTTTACCGCATTTGCCACCAAACTGTCCTTTTGTAGAGCCTTGTGCTGGCGATGGAAAACTCATAGATATACTATGCAAATATGGACATGAGTGTGTGTTTGCTAGTGATATCGAACCTCAGAGAGATGATATTAGGAAAGCAGACTTTGAGGAACTTGGATACTTTGCATATCAGAAGGGTCATAAGATAATTACCAATCCACCTTGGAATCGAAAGATACTTCATCCGATGATTGAAAGATTCAGAGAAGTTGGTAAAGGTGCGTGGTTACTCTTTGATGCTGATTGGATGCATACAAAACAAGCAATACCTTATCTACCATATGTCAGTAAAATTGTAAGTATTGGTAGAGTAAAATGGATACCAGACAGCAACTCTACTGGTAAAGACAATTGTTGTTGGTATTATTTTTCATCACTCAAAGCATACAGAACAGAATTTTATGGGAGAACAGAATGAAACTTGATTTGATTGGAAGTATGGATGAGAGATTGAGAGTTCATAGTGAACCTTTCGATTTTCAAAATCCACAGATGGACGCTAATGAGTTATTTGAAAATCTAAAAGAGACAATGATTGAAAACAATGGTGTAGGGTTGTCTGCTATTCAGTGTGGTATTCCATTGAGAGTTTTTGTGATGGGAAGTCCTACTGACCCTGACAATATTGCTGGAGTTTTTAATCCAAAAATTGTTGACTCATCCAAAGAAACAACACTAGAGGAAGAAGGATGCTTGACATTCCCAGGCCTTTATGTTAAAGTAAAAAGATATGATTGGATTCGTGTAAGATACACCACACAAGAGGGTGTAACTGACACAATAAAGTTTGGTGGAATGACTGCTAGAATTTTTCAGCATGAACTCGACCATTGTAACGGCATTCTGTATACAACGAGAGCAAATAGGTATCACCTTGAGCAAGCGAAAAAACAGAAAGCAAAACTTGATAAACTAAGGAAAAAGCATAGGATGGTAGCATGATTGCTGGTAAAGTGTGGGGAACTACAGAACTTATCGAAGCAAATGGAGTTCTGGAGTTTCATAGGATTGAAACAGATGCAGGCGGCGTCTGCTCAAAGCATTTGCATGAATATAAGTGGAATGGTTTCTTTGTAGAATCTGGTAAACTTCTCATTCGTGTATGGCAAAAAGACTATGACTTGGTTGATGAAACTATTCTCGGCCCAGGCGATTTTACAAAAGTAAAGCCTGGCGTGTATCATCAATTTGAGTGTTTGGAAGATGCAATCGCATATGAACTATACTGGGCTGAATTTAATCATAACGATATTAAGCGTGAGAGCGTAGGATACATGGGAGATGAATATGAGTTACATAGATGATTTGAAAGCAATTCTAAACAATGAGATTAAGGTTGCAGAAAGCAAACTACAACCACATGATACTGGACACATTAGCACAGCAATCAGTTATATGAAGAGCCGTCTTGTGGAAATTGAAAATACTGAAAAAGAATTGAGAGGAGATAATTTAGATGGCTAAAACAATTCTTGTCATGGGCCTGCCCGGCTCTGGTAAAACAACATTTGCAAATAAGTTGCGACAGAAACTTGGTGACTGTGACCATTTCAATGCTGATGAAGTTCGCAAGCGATTTGACGATTGGGATTTTAGTGAAGAGGGTCGTATGCGTCAAGCAGAAAGAATGAGAGTGCTTGGTGCTGAGTCTGATAAGCAATGGGCTATTCTTGATTTTGTATGTCCAAAGACAGAGTATCGTCATATCGTCATGCCTGATGTTTCTGTATTCATGGATACTATTGAAGAGGGTCGTTATGAGGATACAAACAAGATGTTTGACTATCCTGTAAATGAAATGGGAACAGTAACGACAGATTATCACTTTGATAAGTTTGATTCGGATGCACAATCTGATTTGGTATCAAAGGATTTACAGCCGTTTGACTGGAGAAAAGAAACGGTGCAGATGTTGGGTAGATGGCAACCATGGCACGATGGACACACAGAACTATTTAAGCGGTGTCTAGCAAAGACTGGACAGGTCTGTATTCAAGTGCGTGATGTGCAAGGATGGGATAACAGCAATCCATTTGACTTTGAACAAGTAAAGCGAAATATTATCAAAGGTTTGAGCGAAAAGGGCTTTACACATGGTAAGGAATATGTTATTATGCTCGTTCCGAATATTGTAAACATCACCTATGGACGCAAGGTGGGATATGCTATTGAGCAAGAACACTTTGATGAAAAGGTAGAGAATATTTCTGCAACTGCTATTAGAGCGAAAATGGGATTGAAGTGAAGTATACGCCCTACACATTAGAAGATGTAAAGAAAGCATCTGCACAGAAGAAGTTCTCTGTCATCAGTTTATTCGCTGGTGGTGGAGGCTCTTCCACAGGTTATCGACTTGCTGGTGGAGACATTCGACTTATCAATGAGTTTGTTGAAGCCGCAGTCGAAACCTATACTGCTAACTTTCCTGATACACCAGTTCTGGTGGATGATATCAAAAAGTATAGTGGACAAGACTTTCTTGATAAGACAGGACTAAAGGAAGGTGAGTTAGACATTCTAGATGGCTCGCCTCCTTGTTCTGCTTACTCTGTTTCTTCTATGGTGTCTCGTAATCAAGAGGGATGGAACAAGACTAAAAATTACTCAGATGGTAAAAAGGTAGAGAACATCGAAGATTTGTTTCTTGAGTTCATTCGTGTAGCAGAGGTTATCAAACCAAAGGTAATTGTTGCTGAGAATGTCAAGGGAATCACAATGGACTTTGCTAAACCAAAGTTGCGACAATTTGTCAATGCATTTGAAAGCATTGGTTACAATATGTCTTATAAGGTAATGTCCGCCGCTGATTATGGAGTTCCACAGCATAGAGAAAGAACAATCTTTATTGGTATTCGTGATGATGTATGCTCTAAGGTTGGTTTGACCTTTCTCAACATTCATGGTATTTTTCCAGAACCATTTAGTGAGCGTATTCGATTTGAGGATGCGCTACAAGGATTAGAGAATGATGAAGAGCAAGCAAAGATGCTTGAGGACTATCTCAAAGATTCTTGGCAATGGAAATTTGTTGAACCTATTCCTTTCAGACCCAACAGGTATCTCAAAGCATCTAATCCCATGTTCAAAGAAACCAATCCAAAGGGTTCATGTTTCAATATGATTCGTTGCAGTCCAGATTTGCCTTGTCCTACACTAACTCAGACTGGACAAAAGAAGGGTATGTCAGGCATCATACATTATGAAGCAAATCGCAAACTGACTATCAATGAAATGAAAAGAGCAATGGCGCTACCAGATGATTACATTTTGACAGGTGACTTTGATGCACAAGCAGAACGCATTGGTAGAATGGTTGCCCCTAAGATGATGAAAGAGATTGCTGGTTCAATCTATGAGAAGGTATTGGAGAAGTATAATGGCTGATTTTACATTTGCACATCGTGAGGAAGGATTTGACAATCACATCGACAAATCTATTCGTGGATACTCAGACTTGCTTGATGATGTAGTTGCCATGTCTCGTTACTTTGTTGAGGACAATACCACAGTCGTTGATATTGGGTGTTCTACTGGTAAGATGACACAGAGAATGTTAGAAGAAAATCAAGACCATTCTCAGGATGCTTACTATATCGGTGTAGAGATTGCAGAGGGTTTCTACGAAGATTTGCAGAAGCGTGAGCATGATTTATTTGAAAAATATCCATGGGCTACTGTTGGATTTGAGCAAGAAGATGTTCGTGATTTTGACTTTTACAATTGTTCTCTCGTCACATCCATTTTTACTTTACAGTTCATGCCACATAGGGATAGAGAGAAAGTAATCAAAAATATCTATGAAGGATTGAACAGGGGTGGTGCTTTTATCTTTGCAGAGAAGACTATCTGTGAAAATCCAAAGTTACAGGATATGCTCACCTTTAACTATTACGACTTCAAGCGTAAAACCTTTAGCACTGAAGACATCATGGATAAAGAAAGAACGCTTAGACATATGCTAAAGCCTAATACATGGGCTGAGATTCAAGACATGATTACAGAAGCAGGCTTCTCGAATCTACAGCCCTTCTGGAGAAATCATATGTTTGTCGGAGCAATTGCAATAAAATAAAAAAATATTTGCCTATAGCCCTTGACATCTGATACACCGCCACTTATATTAGTATTGTAAGTGAGAGGAATGATTCGTTATGGTAAATATTCAGTCTAAAGAAGTTCTTGCCCGTTTGTTGGCCACTGAGAATTTGACAGTGGTTCATCAGAATGTGCAGACTGCTTCATTTAATGTAAAAGACCGTGTTCTCACTCTCCCACTTTGGGATGAGATGGAGAACTACACTTATGACCACCTTGTTGGCCATGAGGTTGCTCACGCATTGTATACGCCCGCTGATGAATGGGAAAAGCAAGCAAAAGCAGGCGGTTCTGGTTTTCAGTCTTTTATGAATGTCGTTGAGGATGCTCGTATTGAGAAACTTGTTCAACGGCGTTATCCTGGCCTTCGCAAGTCATTCATTCAGTCTTACAAGAAACTGCTTGCTGATGGTTTCTTTGGTAAGAGTGCTGATGAGATAAATAATTTCAAACTTATTGACCGTCTGAATATTTTGTTCAAGTGTGGACAGACTGTCGGTGTTCAATTCAGCAAAGAAGAGAAGACTTGGATTACTGAGATTGAGAATGCTGAGACTTTTGAACAAGTCGTAGATATTGCTACTCGTCTTTACGGTAAAGCAAAAGAAGAGTTTGATGAAGAGCAACAAGCGATGTCTCAAGCCTTTGCTGAAATGCAAGCGGAGTACGGCGATGAAGAAGACGAGTTTGATGCTGGCGAATACGGTTCTGATTACGAGGATGAATCAGAATTTGACGCTGAAGCAGACGATGGCTCTGAAGAGGAATCGGATGCGGAGCAAGGCGAAAAAACCGATACAGAACAAACCAGTGATGTAGACGAGGACTCAACTGCAAACGGCAGTTCTGAGCCGTCTGAGAGCGATGCAGAGGGGTCTGAGGCCACCACTGTCGGGCATGAAGGTGGTGAGCAAGGTCCGCAATCTATCACTGATAAGTCACTGAATGAGAACATCTCAAAAGAGTTTGCGTCTGACCCCAATAAGACTTTCTATAACTTGAAACTTCCTACTGACAAGCCTCAACTGGCTCTCGACCGTGTTGTTGATTACAAAGAAATCTTGTCTCTCTTTGATGATAATCAAGAGGCTGTCGAGGCTGGTGGTGAATTTCTAAAAATCTTTCAGCGTGACAACAAAAAGACAATCAACTACCTTGTCAAAGAATTTGAGATGAAAAAGAAAGCCTCTGAATACCAGCGGGCTACTGTCTCAAAGACTGGTGTTATCGACACTCTGAAAATGAACAACTACAAGTTCAGTGATGACATTTTCAAAAAGATGACTGTGTTGCCTGAGGGTAAGAATCATGGACTGCTGATGTTCATCGACTGGTCTGGTTCGATGGTTGACCAACTCAAAAATACTATCGACCAGTTGTTGAACTTGGTAATGTTCTGCAAGCAAGTCAATATTCCTTTCGAGGTCTATGCCTTCAGCGACAGGTATTACAATGTAAATAATAAGAAGACCTTCAAACATCGTGACATATTTGATTTGTATGAGATTGGATATGATGACAAGTTTCATATGCTTCAGTTGTTCACAAACAAGATGGGTCGTTCAGACTATCAGAAAATGCTCAAGGTGATGCTTGCGATTGGTGAATACATGGATAATTATAACGCCAGAATGCGTTACAATGTTCCTTACAACTTGTATCTAGGTGGAACACCACTTGATGATGCTATCGTTGCTGGTATTACGCTTCACAAAATCTTCAAGACTAAAAATCGGTTGGATGTTGTCAATACTGTATTCCTTACTGATGGTGCGAGTGCCGCATTGGAGTTCAGTGAAGAAGTTGTTGATAACTTTAGTCACAATAAGCAACAATACATTCATGAGAATAGGTTGTCATTCCGTCAGTCATTTAAGGCAGAAAGAACTGTTGTCTATGTTACTGACCCTGTGACTAAGAAGCGGTATCGTTGGATTAATCAAGACTTGGCTACGCCTCAACTGCTGAAGATGTTCAAGGAACACACTCAGTCGAATGCAATCGGCTTTCATATTTTACCATATCGTAAGCCATCAGCAATTCGGGAAATTCCTTCTGGAGATTACTTTGAGCGAGAGCAGTTGTGGGAAAATCTGAAAAAGGATAAGTTCTGCATCATTCCTAACTATGGATACACTCAATACTTTGGTATTCTAGGTGGTCGTGCGCTTGCTACCTCTAATGGACAGATTCAAGTTTCTGATGATGCTAGTAAGTCTCAAATCCGCAACGCCTTCAAGAAAGCGAATGGTAATCGGAAAGGTAGTCGAGTGATGCTTTCTAAGTTCATCGACTTGGTGGCCTAAAAAAATGAAAAAAGTTGGCTCATTGCCATTGACATATGATACTGAGCCAACTATATTAATACTGTGAGATTAAAAAATTGTGAAACCTTTGAGAGAGGACTTGTTATGAAACTCACTAAAAACCAAGAAGCGTTTGTTACTGCCGCTTCCCAAAAATACGGTAACACTATTACTCGTCAACAGATTCTTGAGTTGATGGAAACTGAGGGCTTTAAGAAGCCAGTATGGTTGGTGCGTGGTAATAAGTATCGTATCGACCGTGGTATGTATCGTCTTCCTGTTGCTGGTGCAGAACCAGTTCCTACTCCAAAGCCTGAAACGCAAGTTGCTCTACAGCCTGCCGCTTTGGTAAAGGATATGAATGTGACTACAGAATCTTTCACTGAAAATCTTGTTCCAGAGAAAGACCCTTTGTTTGTTCCATTTGGTAACTTTACCAAAATCAAGCAAATCGTTGCTTCTAAAATGTTCTATCCAGTTTATGTGACAGGTCTGTCAGGTAATGGTAAAACATTCGGTATTGAGCAAGCCTGCGCTCAAACCAATCGTGAAGTCATTCGTATCAACTTTACTGTTGAGACTGATGAAGACGATTTGATTGGTGGCTTCCGTCTGATTGACGGTGATACCAAGTTCTTCAAAGGCCCTATCATCAAAGCGATGGAAAAGGGTGCAGTTGCTCTGCTTGATGAACTTGACCTTGCTAATCCTGCCAAGGTGATGTGTCTTCAGTCAATTCTAGAAGGTAAGGGATACTTCATCAAAAAGACTGGTGAGTATGTCAAGCCTGCCCCTGGCTTTACTGTGATTGCTACTGCAAACACTAAAGGTAAGGGTTCTGATGATGGACGCTTTATCGGAACTAATGTGATGAACGAAGCGTTTCTTGAGCGTTTCCCTATCACTGTCGAACAGGAATATCCACCAGTTACTACTGAGAAAAAGATTCTTGGTAAGGTGTTTGATGACCTTGGTATTAATGATGCTGAGTTTGTCGAGAAACTGGTAGACTGGGCTGACATCATTCGTAAGACATTCTACGATGGTGGTGTCGATGAGATTGTATCAACTCGCCGTTTGGTTCACATTGCAAAAGCATACAGCATCTTCAGTGATAAGATGACTGCTATTGAGATGTGTATCAATCGTTTCGATGAGGATACTAAGCAGTCCTTCAAAGACCTCTATACCAAAGTTGATTCTGGTGTAGAGGAGCAGACTGAGACTTCTGAGGAAGTTACTGATAATGTTCCTTTCTAAAGGTGTCCTAAATAGATAGGGTAAGCCAGTAGTTCCCTGTCGCTGAGTTGGCCTCGGACTAAAAATGCTGGTATACATAGAACGACCTGAGCAAGTCATAAAACTGCTCGTATTGCCTTGACAACCAAGGCATTGTTGATATATACTCTACGCAATGTTTTTATTATAAGGAGTTTTTGAGTTGGAAATCACAATTGAATTGAGCGAACTAAAGAAAAAGAAAATCTTTGTCGCTACACCTATGTACGGTGGTAACTGTCATGGTATGTATACCAAGTCAACTGCCGACTTAGCAAAACTTGGTGCGCTATATGAGATGGACATCAAGTTCTTTTATCTCTTCAACGAATCCCTAATCACAAGAGCGAGAAACTATTGCGTGGATGAGTTCATGCGTGGTGACTATACACATCTTATGTTCATCGACTCCGATATTGGATTCGACCCTAATGATGTTTTGACACTAGCCGCTCTTTGTGATGAGAAAGAACAAGACCCTGAGAAGCGTATGGACATTCTCTGTGGCCCATATCCTAAGAAGACTATCGCTTGGGAAAAGATTAAGCGGGCTGTAGACAAAGGATATGCTGATGAGAATCCAGGCGAACTGGAGCGTTTTGTTGGTGACTATGTTTTCAATCCAGATACAGGACAATCTCAAGTGAGACTTGATGAGCCTGTTCCTGTGCTTGAAGGTGGCACTGGTTTTATGATGGTAACAAAGAATGCTTTCAAAAAATTTAATGAAGCATATCCAGATTATTCTTATAAGCCTGACCATGTTCGCACAAAACACTTTGATGGTAGTCGTGAAATCATGATGTATTTCCAAGCACTGATTGACCCTGAGTCAAAACGATATCTGTCAGAAGATTATATGTTCTGTCAGTGGATGCGTAAAGTCGGTGTGAAGACTTGGATGTGTCCTTGGATGAAACTTCTCCACACTGGCTCATATACTTTCGGTGGTAGTCTGAGTGACCTTGCGGCACTTGGTGCTACTGCAACTGCTGACCCTGATGAAATTAAGTTGATGAAAAAATGAGTAAGTTCAAGTTTGATGAAGATAAAATTCTGAAAGAGGTCTATGATTATGTGGCCGCCACTTACGATGGTCACTACTCTTTCAATAAGTTCCAGTCTACTGAGTTTATTATCGACAGTGGACACGGCGAAGGTTTTTGTATGGGTAACATCATCAAGTATTGCCAACGCTATGGAAAGAAAGATGGTAAGAATAGAAATGACTTGCTAAAGGTCGTTCACTATGCTATAATGGCACTTTATATTGATTCAATTGAAAACAGAACTGAGGTAGATAATGATGAGAATCAGTGACAAGACTTTTGATGTGTTGAAGAACTTTTCGACAATCAATCCCTCTCTTGCATTCAAGCGAGGGAATACACTCCGCACAGTGAGTGAACAAAAGAACATCCTCGCTCAAGCAGTGGTGGATGAGACATTCCCACAAGACTTTGCTATCTATGAACTGAACCAGTTTCTAGGCCTTGCTAGTCTATTTGAAAATGCAGACTTTGCATTTGGTGAAATGGATGTAACGATTCGTGATGAGAGTAATAAGTCTCGTTCTCGTTATACTTACACTGACCCTTCTATGGTGACATCACCACCAGAGAAAAATATTGATATGCCTGACCCAGAGATTTCATTCACTGTCACTGCTGGTGATTTGAAGGCGGTCGTATCTGCATCCAATCAACTGGGTCTTCCTCATGTTGTAGTTCGTGGTGGCACAATGGGTATCTCTCTTGTTGCAACCGACACCAAGAATCCAACATCCAATGAATACAGTCGTGATGTTGCTCCAAGTAACGGTGCAATTTTCGATATGATATTCAAAACTGAAAACCTTAAATTTATCCCAGGCGACTATGATGTGAAGATTTCCAAGGCTGGTATCTCTCACTTCAAGAATACTTCAGAACAGATTGAGTATTGGGTTGCCACTGAAACAAATTCGGAGTATAATAATGATTAGCGTAGACCCAGCACTTCTTCAAAGCATGATTCAAATTATTGATACTGGAGCCCAGCGTGGTTCTTTTAAGGGGCCAGAACTAGCGGCGGTTGGTAGTGTAAGACAAGTTATTGCTGAACACCTAGCACAGTTCCAACAGCAACAAGCACAAGCCCCCACAACTGAACAGGAACAGGAAACGAAAAAAGAAAGCAAGAAGTAGTTTCCAACAATTATATTATGGTGAATTATGCGTGAGCAATTTTTATGGGTAGAGAAATATCGACCAAAGATGGTTAAGGATACTGTTCTGCCACCCTCACTGAAAGAAACCTTTCAGACTTTCGTAGATAATAAAAACATTCCAAACCTTCTTCTAACTGGTTCTGCTGGTGTAGGTAAGACTACTATTGCTAGAGCCATGTTAGAAGAGTTGGACTGTGATTACATTTTAATCAATGGCTCCGATGAAGGTCGTTCTATTGATGTTCTAAGAAATGAACTGAGAAATTTTGCATCATCAGTATCACTTGCTGGTGGTCGAAAGTATGTTATCTTAGATGAAGCAGACTATCTAAATCCAAACTCTGTGCAACCAGCACTGAGAAACTTTATGGAAGAATACAGTGCCAACTGTGGTTTTATTCTTACTTGCAACTTTGTTAATAAAATTATCGCACCATTACAAAGTCGTTGTTCTGTCGTAGATTTCAAAATTAGCAATGCTGACAAACCTCAAATGGCTAAAGAGTTTTTTGGTATGGTGCAGAAGATTCTTCTACTAGAACAGGTGGAGTATGAGCAAAAGGTTGTTGCTGAAGTAATCAAGAAACACTTTCCAGATAATAGGAGAATCTTAAATGAACTACAGAGATATTCTGCTACTGGTTTTATTGACTCTGGTATTTTATCTAATCTTTCAGATACAAATATTAAAACTCTTATTGATGCAATAAAGAACAAAGAGTTTAGTGCTGTTCGTAAATGGGTAGCACAGAATGTCGATGGTGATGTAGCGCCACTTTTTCGTAAAATTTATGATGGAATGAATGAATACATTCAGCCTCAGAGCATACCACAGACTGTAGTTACACTCGCCGACTACCAATATAAGTCTGCTTTTGTTGCTGACCAAGAGATTAACTTTATGGCGTGTCTGACAGAACTAATGGTGGAAGTAGAATGGAAACAATAATCAATCAAATGAATGAAGAAAAAGAGACCAAGGCTCTTGAAGAAATGCAGAAGTGGAAAGAAGAGAATGTCATTGAATATGTGGAAAACAATGACACTGTTCCATATCAATGGTATTCTTGGGGTCCACCACTATGTCAATTTCAAATCACCGATGAAGAACTTGATATTGTAAAGGAACAAATCGAGAAAGATGAAGATGGAACAAATTATGCTCATCAGTTAGCGGGCGCAGTAGAAACACAAACTGGATTTAGTGGTTTAACGAGATATAATATTTTCAATACAATTGCAAGATATTTCTATGCGTATACTAGACACGCATTTTTGAATCATTCGGTTATGGCTGAAACTGAAGAATTTAATGTGAATCACATATGTCAATCGTTAGAGTGTAGTACTATGTGGGTAAATCATATGGTTGCTGGTGATTATAATCCTCTGCACACTCATGATGACCAAATGTCGTTTGTTCTTTATACAGAAGTGCCTGAAGGACTTGACGCTGAGATAGAAAACAGTTATAATGAAAGCACTAGAAGAGTAGCACCTGGCGCAATTGAGTTTAGATATGGAACATCAAACATTCATCCATTGGCCTGTATTATCAAAAGGTCATTTCCCCCAAAGACGGGCGAATTGTTTATCTTTCCAAACTATCTGGAGCATCAAGTGTATCCATTTAAGAGTGAAGGAGTAAGAACTTCAATATCAGGAAATCTAAGATATAATAGAGTTTACGAATGAATCCATTTGATTATATTAATGCTATCAATACTAGTAAGAAGAATCTCATGCGAGGTTCAGATAATGACACTCTCGCTGAGAAGTCATATTCTTCTTACATGACTAATCGTGCATTGTCTTATCATTTAGATACAATTGGTGTTGCGAATGAGATGAATAAGCGTTGGGAAACAGACAATCTCCTTCAGTTCGAGTATTTACTAAATACTGTTAGACCCAAAAAGAGGTTTGCAAAATGGGTGAAGAAAGATAATGAAGGCGATTTGTCTGTTGTGAAAGAATACTATGGTTACAACGATTCTAAAGCATTACAAGCCCTTTCTATCCTTTCTTCAGAACAATTAATAAAGATAAGAAAAACACTGGAAAAAGGTGGGAGTAATGACGGTTGATATTAGTAATCTCGTAGAGGTGACATTAAAAGAGGATGATGATTTTCTAAAGATTAGAGAAACACTAACTCGTATTGGTGTTGCATCTCGTAAAGATAAGACAATCTATCAGTCTTGTCACATTCTACACAAACAAGGTAAGTATTATATTGTACACTTCAAAGAGTTGTTTGCGCTTGATGGAAAGCCAAGTAACTTTACTGATGATGATAAAGCACGGCGAAATACCATTGCTAACTTACTTGCTGAGTGGGGATTGATTGGACTAGCAGATGAAAGTAAATCATCTGAACCAGTAGCACCATTATCACAAATTAAGGTGCTACCATATAAAGAAAAAGACGAATGGATTTTGACTGCTAAATATAATATTGGAAAGAAAAGATAGTATGGAAAAAAGATTGATATACTCTAACTTTCGTGGTGTAGAGGACTTTATGAATGCATTTGGACAGGAAGTAAAAACTGAGCCAGAATTTCCAAACGAAGAAACACAAAAATTAAGAGTAGAACTCATCGAAGAAGAACTTGGTGAGTTGAAAGAAGCAATCGAAGCAAAGAACCTTGTAGCGGTTGCTGATGCTCTTACCGATATACTCTATGTTACTTACGGTGCAGGTCATGCATTTGGTATCGACTTAGACAGATGCTTTGCTGAAGTGCAACGAAGTAATATGAGTAAACTTGGTGCAGATGGGAAGCCAATCTATCGTGAAGATGGTAAGGTGCTGAAGGGGCCTAACTATCGTGAGCCGAATCTGTACGAAGTCATGTACTCTACATATCTTGATGCGAGAGCAAAAAAGATTGCAGAGAACAAGCCTGATGGGCTATAAATAAACCGTATGGCGCCATAATGGGCCATCTATAAAACAATCTTGCTTAATAGGAGATTAGCAAATGACACATTTAACTACTTTCGATATTAATCGACTCACCCCTTATGCAGTTGGCTTTGACCGTGTATTCGACAATTTGTGGAAATATGCGGAGCATCAATCACAGTCAACAGGTTTCCCACCCTACAACATTCGCAAGGAATCGGAGACTGAGTTCTTCATTGACTTGGCGGTTGCAGGCCTCTCAAAAGAGGACTTAGAAGTGGAGCATAAGCAAGGTGAAATCACAGTTCGCTCAACCTATGAAAATATCAGTGATGGTGCTGAACTAATTCATAGAGGTATTTCCTTCAAAAAGTTTAATCGTAAGTTTACACTTGCAGATGACATTGAAGTAAAGAGTGCTGAACTGAAAAACGGAATGCTTACAATCGAACTTGAGCGTATCATTCCAGAAGAGAAGAAGCCTAAGTTAATTGAAATCAAATAAGGACAGGGGGCTTCGGCCCCCTTCCACATGAGGATGATATGCTGACATATTATAATGATGATGGTATTGCAGTCATTGACGATTTAATGCCAGTTGAGGAAGCAGAAAGATTCAATCATATTTTCTTTGAAGATAAGAGTTGGATTGCTGGTTGGAATAGAGGACTATCAGATAAGAATGTTGATAAGTGGAACTGGCATCGCTCTGTAGGGAATGATGTTCAAAACCTTTATACAGAATCAGTAGACTTGAGTATTTTACCAGATGAAATTTCAAATCTCTGGTATTATGTCGAAGAAGCAATCACAGAACATTTCAGCGTGAAACATTATATGACACGCTATTATTCAAATTCACACACATATGGAGTGGATGGAAGCATACATACTGATGACGGTGATGTAACGGCTCTCTATTATCCTTGTATGGGTTGGGATGCTGAATGGGAAGGTGGAACTTCTTTTTACAACAAAGAGAAAGATGACTGTATTCATTATTCGTCATACAAGTTTAACAGACTTATTCTGTTCAAAGCAAAGATACCACATAGGGCTATGCCTGTGACAAGAGAATGTTATCAGTTAAGAACCTCTGTGGTGTTCAAAACTAAAATGGATATTAATGACCCCACATATGCAGAGTGGTATAGGAGAAGAAATGGCTGAACAAAATTGGGAAAAGTGTCTAGAAACTATCCTTCATCATGAAGGTGGTTATGTAAACCATCCAAAAGACCCTGGCGGTGAAACTAATCTTGGTGTTACCAAAAGAGTTTATGAAGAATGGGGTGGCACAAAAGATATGCAAGACTTGACAGTAGAAGATGTCGAGCCTATCTACAAGAAGAACTATTGGGATAGAGTAAAGGGTGATGATTTGCCTGCTGGACTTGACCTTTGTGTGTTCGATTTCGGTGTTAATGCTGGAACAGGTAGAGCGGCAAAGTTTCTACAAGGACTAGTTGGTGCTGGACAAGATGGTGCAATCGGCCCAGGCACACTAGGTAAACTTGCTGAGTATCTTGAAAGCCATACTGTTGAAGAGGCAATTGGTGAGTATCAACACAAGAGACAAGGTTACTATGAAAGTTTGTCTACCTTTGGTACATTTGGTAGAGGTTGGACACGGCGTGTAACTGAAACTACTGAACTTGCACTTGAGATGATTGATTAATTTTTGTCACAAAAGTGCAAAAAAACTCACATCTATAAATACGAAAAGAGACACCAAAGGGAGAAATGGTGCCTCTTTTCTATTTCTAATCATAGGAGAACGATTAATGCATAAATCGCTCGTAGTACTATTTAGTGCTTTTTTAATTTCAATAACTTCTACAGCATTTGCCCGTGACCAAATTTCAGTCGTAGGTTCATCTACAGTCTTTCCATTCGCAACATCAGTAGCAGAAAAATTCGGACAACAACAAGGTTTCAAAACACCAGTCATTGAATCAACTGGTTCTGGTGGCGGTATAAAGATGTTTTGTAAAGGCCTTGGTGCTGTCACGCCTGACATTGCTAACGCATCAAGAGCAATCAAACAAAAAGAAATTGATGACTGTAAATCAAATGGTGTAACACCAATCGAATACCTTATTGGTTATGATGGTATTACATTCTCAAATTCTAGAGAGGGTGAGAAAGTAAGTTTCACAAAAAGTGATATCTTCAATGCTGTCTCTGAAAAAGTTTTAATCAACGGTGAATGGGTAGACAATCCATATACAAAGTGGAATGAGATTAATCCATCACTTCCAGATTATAGAATTGATGTAATGATTCCACCAACAACATCTGGAACAAGAGATGCCTTTGTAGAACTCATTATGCATGACTATTGTAAAAAAGAACTCAAAATGAGTAAGAAAGAATACAAAGCACACTGCACTGCTACTCGCACAGATATTCATGTAGTGCAAATGGGAGAGAATGATAATCTAATCATTGAGAAACTTGTCAGTGAGCCAAAGAGATTTGGTGTGTTTGGTTTTTCTTTTCTCGACCAGAATGTTGACAAAGTTCAAGCATCATTCGTTGATGGTGTAGAGCCTACTTTTGACACTATTGCAGACGGCTCTTATACAGTATCACGGCCTCTATTCTTCTATGTAAAGAAAGAGCATATTGGTGTCATTCCAGGCATTCAAGATTTTGTCGATGCGTTTATGTCTGAGCAGGCAATTGGAGATGATGGTTATTTGGTAGAACAGGGGCTAATTCCTCTACAATAACACTTGACATACTTGACGACCTGTGATATATTTACATCATGCGATTCTATACAAACACATACACAAGAGGTAATCTTGTCTACATTCGTGGATACGACAACGGTGTTCGCTTTGTAGACAAGATACCATACTCCCCAACATTCTATCTTGCAAGCAAGCGAGAGAGTGATTGGAAGACTGTCTATAGACAATCTGTTGAGCCAGTCGTCCAAGGCTCTATTCGTGAAGCGAGAGATTTTGTCAAGCGATATGCTGATGTCGATGGGTTTACCGTCTATGGTTCAAACCTGTATGAGTATGCTTGTCTGAATGAGCAGTATGGTAACGATTACGATATCGAACACATTCGTGTTGCTAACATTGACATTGAGGTTGGTTCTGAGGAAGGGTTTCCAGAGCCGTCTGATGCTAAACAACCTATCACTGCTATCACTGTGAAGATGAATGGTAAGGTGTTCGTGCTTGGTGTTGGCGAGTATCACAATACCAGAGATGATGTTCGCTATCTCAACTGTCAGACTGAAGACAGATTGATTATGAAGTTCCTTGACTTGTGGGAAAAACTTGATGCTGATATCGTCACTGGTTGGAATGTTCGCTTCTTTGATATTCCCTACCTTGTCAATCGTATCACTCGTCTGTTCGATGAGAAGATGGCTCAAAGGATGTCTCCGCATCGTAGTCTGAACTATCGACAGATACAACAATGGAACAGACAACAAGAGTGCTATGAACTCGCTGGTGTCTCTATCCTCGACTATCTTGAACTCTATCGTAAGTTCACATACTCACAACAAGAATCCTATCGACTTGACCATATCGCTCATGTGGAGATTGGTGAGAAGAAACTCGACTACTCTGAGGTTGGAACACTGCATGAGTTGTATCGGACTGACTATCAGAAGTTCATCGACTACAACATCAAGGATGTGGAACTTGTCGAGCGTATTGATGACAAGATGAAACTGATTGAGATGGCTCTCGCTATCGCATATGATGCAAAGGTGAACTACAACGATGTGTTTACACAGGTGCGTCTGTGGGATGTTCTCATTCACAACTATCTTCTAAAGAAGAAGATGGTGATACCACCAAAGAAGTCTAGCATCAAGACGCAAGCGTATGCTGGTGCTTATGTCAAAGACCCGCAAGTAGGTCAACACAAATGGGTGGTGTCGTTTGACTTGAACTCGCTGTATCCACACCTGATTATGCAATACAATATCTCGCCTGACACTTTCGTTGAGGGTAAGTTTGCACAGATATCTGTTGACAAACTGATTGCTGGTGAGACACCAGAGTGTCCAAAAGACATGGTGTTGACTGCAAATGGACACTATTATAACCGAACCTTCCAAGGCTTCCTTCCTGAGATGATGCAGACAATGTATGATGAGCGTTCTCTCTATAAGAAACAGATGATTGAAGCGGAGAAAGAACTTCAGAAATCTAAATCGAATGAACTAGTGAAGAAGATATCCAAGTATAAGAACTTGCAAATGGCCAAGAAGGTTCAGTTGAACTCTGCTTATGGTGCGCTTGGTAATCAATACTTTCGGTTCTTTGATGTACGACAAGCGGAATCTATCACACTGTCTGGTCAGTTGTCTATTCGGTGGATTGAGAAACGCTTGAACGAATACCTAAACAAACTGCTAGAAACTGATGGAGAAGATTATGTCATTGCTTCCGATACGGATTCAGTATACATTACTTTTGACAAACTTGTTGATAAGGTGTTTGAAAAAGGAGAGGGATTGGAGAAAAGTCAAAGTGAGGTATCGACCGAACGAGTGGTATCTTTCCTTGACAGAGTGGCGACAGAAAAGATTGAACCGTTTATTGATAGTGCTTACGAGGACCTTGCTAAAAATATGAATGCTTATGAGCAGAAGATGTTCATGAAGCGTGAGGTGATTGCTGACAAGGGTATATGGACTGCTAAGAAGCGATATATGCTGAATGTTCACGATAGTGAGGGTGTTCGTTTCTCCACACCTAAACTAAAGATGATGGGTATCGAAACTGTCAAGTCTTCAACGCCTGCGTCTTGTCGTGACGCTCTGAAGGAAGCGATTGAGATTACTCTGAACAAGGATGAAGAGACTGTTCAGAAGTTCATCGCCGACTTCAAAGAGCAGTTCAAGTCTCTACCGTTTGAGGACATTGCTTTCCCTCGCACACTGTCTGATTTGAATAAATATGATAGTAGGGATAAAGACAACCTCGTTCTAGCAAAAGGAACACCTATCCATGTAAGAGGTGGACTGCTATACAATCATCTCATTCGTCAGAACGGACTGGAGAAGAAGTATCCGACTATCAAAGATGGCGAGAAGATTAAGTTCTGTTATCTCAAAGAGCCGAATGGCACTGGACAGAATGTCATCTCAATCATCAACAATCTCCCACCTGAGTTTGGACTTGAAAAGTTCATCGACTATGAACTACAGTTCGCTAAAGCGTTCACTGAGCCTTTGAAGGTTATCCTTGATGTCATTGGATGGAAGACTGAGAAAGTGATGACGCTAGAAGATTTCTGGAAATAAGGAAGGAATAAAAAATGTCTGATTTCGATTTCGGTTTCACAGCCGTCACAGAAGAAGAACTTGCTGTCGTTCAGCAAGCAAAAGAAACTGTCGCATCGACCACGGAAGGGCTTGACAAAGTGCAAGAAAAATGCGATACTCTCTACAACATGATTAAACCATTGCTAAACAACCTAGCCGCAAATCCTGATAAGGATTATATCTATTGGCCAGGTGCTACACGCATGGCGAAGATTGAAGAATTTAGTGATAAACTTGATGGAGTATATAACGGATGAGTTTCCTTAATAATGTAATCGCTGGTATTGATAACACTCATGTAGCCAGCAGTGGTGAGAATAGTTCAGAGTTTTCTGGCACTATTGATACAGGTTCATACATTCTCAATGCGGCTATGTCTGGTAGTCTGTATGGTGGTGTGCCTAATAATAAGATTGTAGCATTCGCTGGTGAAAGTGCAACTGGGAAGACCTTTTTCGTTCTAGGTGTTATCAAACAGTTTCTTGATGATAATCCTGATGGTGGTGTTATCTACTTTGATACAGAAGCCGCTGTCACTAAGAATATGATGACCACAAGAGGTATTGATGTTGACCGTGTAGTTATCAGTGAACCTCAGTCTATTGAAGAGTTTCGTACCAATGCTGTTCGTATGCTAGACTCATACAATGATAGCAGTGAACAACCACCTATGATGATGGTGCTTGATTCACTTGGTATGTTATCATCTGTAAAAGAACTGGAAGATACTGCTTCTGGTAAGCAAGCAAGAGACATGACAAAAGCACAACTGTTGCGTGGTACTTTTCGTGTTCTATCTCTGAAACTTGCAAAAGCGAATGTGCCTCTGCTTGTAACTAATCATGTCTATGATGTGGTTGGTGCTTACATACCTACCAAAGAAATCTCTGGTGGGTCAGGCTTGAAGTATGCCGCTTCATCCATTGCTATGCTTGGTAAGAAGAAGGACAAAGACGGTACTGATGTTGTTGGTAATATCATCAAGGTCACTATGCACAAGTCTCGCTTTACTAAAGAGAATAAGAAAGTGGAAGTGAAACTGTCCTATGATACAGGTCTAGACAGATACTATGGCTTGTTAGAACTTGCTGAAAAGTATGATATCATCAAAAAGGTATCAACTCGTTACGAACTACCAGATGGTCGCAAAGTATTTGGTAAAGCAATCAACGAGAATCCAGAAGAGTATTTCACTGATGAGATTATGGCTCAACTAGAACAAGCGGCAAACAAAGAGTTTATGTATGGTCGTGATGATGAAGATGAAGTAGTAGAGGAAGAAAATGAACTTGCCGAAGTTTAATGTCGTTGAAAATAAGGAAGCGTTTCATAAGGACTTGATGTGCATTGAAATATTGGAAGGTGACTACGCTGGGGTCATGTTCCAATATGACAACATTCGGATGGAAGAGAAATCTGAAGACGATGTGAGGATGCACTTTAACTTCATTACTATCAAGAATGAGCAAGGTTTAGACTTGACAGAAGAGCCATTTATTGATACAATCGGTGAAATATTAAACGAACTATTAAGGAACTTTGTTGATGCGGATAGAACTGATGGTGCTGAAACACCTTCTGAATGATGAAGGTTATGCAAGACGCACACTACCATACCTCAAGCCTGATTATTTTCAAGAGAGACATGAGAAAACCATTTATCAAGAAATTGATAAGTATATCTCTCAATACAATGCTCTACCCACTAGAGAAGCGTTAATAATCGAACTTGATAATAATGGTAAGATATCAGATGAAGACTTTTCTGAGTGTAGTTCTGTCATTGGTAATCTAACAATAGAAGAAGAAGTCGATAAAGAATGGCTGATTGAAAAGACTGAGAAGTTCTGTCAAGAGAAGGCTATCTACAATGCAATCATGGACTCGATATCAATTATTGAAGGAAACTCAAAAGAGGAAAAGGGCGCAATCCCTGAGTTACTATCCGATGCTCTTTCTGTGTCTTTTGACCCTAGCATCGGTCACGACTTTTTGGATGACGCTGATGATAGGTGGGATTTTTATCATCGTATTGAAGAGCGTATTCCATTCGATATCGACTACCTTAATAAGATTACTAAAGGTGGTCTTCCCAAAAAATCACTAAACATTATCCTTGCTGGAACAGGAGTCGGTAAATCGCTTGCGATGTGTCATATGGCTTCTGCTAATCTACTAGACGGTAAGAATGTTCTCTATATTACTATGGAGATGGCAGAAGAAAAGATTGCAGAACGAATTGATGCGAATCTGTTGAATGTGACACTGGATGATTTAGCATCACTTCCAAAAGATATGTATGATAAGAAGATTACAAGAGTAAAGGGTAAGACATCTGGTAAACTGATTGTCAAAGAATATCCAACTGCATCCGCACACACTGGACACTTTCGACATCTATTGAATGAACTAAGACTAAAACGCTCATTTATTCCAGACATTATCTATGTTGATTATCTAAATATTTGTATGTCATCTCGTATCAAGTCTGGCTCTAATGTCAACTCATATACCCTCATAAAAGCGATTGCAGAAGAATTGAGAGGACTTGCAGTAGAAAGAGTAGTTCCGATTGTCTCTGCAACACAGACAACGAGAAGTGGTTATACCAGTTCAGATATTGGACTGGAAGATACTTCAGAATCATTTGGTTTGCCTGCTACTGCTGACTTCATGTTTGCTCTTATCTCTACTGAAGAACTTGAAGAATTGAATCAGATTATGGTCAAGCAGTTGAAGAATCGTTATAATGACCCTACCTTGTATAAGAGGTTTGTTGTTGGTGTAGATAGAGCGAAGATGCGTTTGTATGATGTAGAACAAGAAGCACAACAAGATGTGCTAGATGGCCCTGTGATGGATAACTCTGAGTTTGGAAAAAGAGATAACGAGGAGCAGATGATGAAATGGGCTACCAAAACAATGGGAAGAAAGGACTTTAGTGGGTTAAAGGTATGATAGAACTTGCATATGCTGGTATGGTAATATGCAAACTCGTTTCACAAGACATTGACAAGAACACTGATAATAATGACAGAGTTTGCGAATACAAATGTCAAGATAAAAGGAAAAATGAAGTAGTGTATACGGACAATCAATATCAATGTCCTAGAACACTTTATGTTGATAAGTTAGAGAAAGACAAATGACACGATATATTAAATGCCCTATGTCTATAAAACAATTTGCTCACCATACTGAGTATAAGGAAAGACTGCTGGATGCTATCTCTAATTCGTGGGCTGAAGAATATGTTTATCCAGATTGTTACACTGATATTGATAGGTGTGACTATGCAAGGGCTGGTGATTTAACTAAGCCATATTTTCACATGATTGATAAGCATATGTTTAATCACCTAAAAGAAATTTACAATGATTGGGGCTATACCTTTTTCAAAATTCATGACTACTGGTTTCAGCAATATAAAAAGGGAAGTGAGCATGGATGGCATACTCATCTGAACTGCTCCTTTACTGGAGTTTACTATCTCGACCTGCCTGAGGATGCGCCAAAACTTCAGATAAGAAATCCAGACTCATTACATGAGATAGAGACAATTGATGTAAAAGAAGGTGATGTCGTGATATTTCCTTCACTGGTCTTGCACAGAAGTGCAAAAAATCAAAGCGATGAAATGAAGACAATTATTAGTTTCAATATGTCAGTATCTTTGGAAAAGGTTGAAGGACTATATGATGACTAGAAAAGAAGAACTTCTAACTATTCTGATGGAAGAGTGTGCAGAGGTAATTGTAGCCGCATCAAAGATTAAAAGATTTGGTGAGGATTCAGAATACCAAGGTGAAAATGCACTTGAAAGTTTGAATAAGGAATTAGGAGATTTGTACTGTATCATTGATTTGATGCATGGTGAGGATTTGGTTTCCTATACCAAAATGGATGAGTATGGTGCAAAGAAGCATGAAAAACTAAAAGTATGGAGTAACTTGTTTTGAACAACTTAATTTTTATGATAGCCTTTTTGGTAGCATTGATTATCATTGCACCATTTGTCACCATCTGGTCACTCAACACACTGTTTGGACTAGGACTTGAATTTAATGTAGCAACTGTCGGTGCAGTATTATGGCTACAAATGATTACCTTTGGTAGTGGAGCATTCTCATCAGCAACGAGGAACAGCAAATGAATTATGAAGTAAGACGACATGGTGACAAGTGGAAAGTCTATGAAAACCGCACACAACAATATATCACCACAAAAGACAAAAAAGAAATTGCCGAATCAATCGCCGAATCGTTGAATAATGGTGCTGGATTTGACGGAGAAACTCCAAGATTTTTCATAAACGAATCATATAGTTACGAAACGCCTTGACAACTATCTAGAATTTGGTATAATGTATCTGTTATTGAGAGATAGGGATACATATGTTACTAATAAATGTCACAGGTTGTAACGGTAGAAAAGCGGCTTTGCTGAAAAGAGCCGCTGAATTTGCTTTCTATACTCTTATGCCTAGAGTTCAAAACTTTGTTGGTATTGACATCGTAGTAGAAGAAAACTTGGATGTTTCTGCTTATGAGGTTATGATTGGTGAGCGTGAGTTTGAAATCACCATCAACAAAGAAGAAACGGGCGATGACCTTCTAACTGCTGTTTTCCATGAAGTTGTTCATGTCGTTCAAGATTTGCGTAGATGGAAGCGTGAATTGAGTGACGGTAGGATGATGTGGTTTAATGAAGACCATACAAAAACTACTTACTATAATCAGCCTTGGGAAAAGCAGGCATATGAACTGCAAGAGGAAATTCTGGAGAAGTGGTATGAGTAAAGAATATCGTCAATTAATGGGTTTTACAAATAAAACAAAGTTTCAAAAGTATCTTGGTGCAAAAGATATTGTTCAGCCTAATTGGGAACTAATCTATCAAAAGAATGATAGATTGATTGAAATCTTTACACAACTTAATGGTCTTCTTGCTGTGTCCAAAAAACTGGACATTGAAGAGATTGTTTCTTCTGTTACAAAGACTATTAAAGATAATGAGATTCTGCCTCGTCTTAACAATCATGGTAGAGCGATTGAAAATGTGTATTACAGTTGGTTACAAGGATATCTAGCCGAACTGGTGTTCTCGCCTCTTATCAAAGAAAGTTTGAATCTAACGACCATAGAAAGAAATGGTGGCGATGATTTAACTGACATTGAAACTTTCAAAAGAACTGGTGATGCTGATTTGATTGCACCAAATGAAAAGGTGCTGATTGATGTTCAGGCAGGATTTACTGGTGGCACATTCGATATCAAAAAGCACAAAGTTATTCATGCGACAGAAAATGCAGAATACACCAGTTTCGTATTCTTTGCTGATTTGATGAATGGTTCATACGCAAATATTGAACTCAATCCTTTGGTGAATGAAGAGTTTTTACCTAATCCTAGATGGGAAGGCCAACTTTGTTACACTGTTGACCCAGAAATTTTTTCAACTTTTTTGAAAAAAAATTAAAAAAAGCCCTTGACTTTTTCTGTAGACCCATTATATTAGTATTGTAAGAGAGAGATTGATTCGGAAAGAGAGGTTTGATTATGGCTTACATTTCACAAGAACAGAAGAAAGAACTTGCCCCTGCTATTAAAGCGGTTCTCAAAAAATACAATATGAAGGGTAGCATCGGCATTGACCGTCACACTAGCCTTCGTGTTCGGGTCACTGAAGGCCCTTTGAAGTTTGATGATTATGAGCAAGTCAACACTTACCACATCGAAAAGTTCTACGGTAAAGACACTAAAGAAACTGCTTTTCTGACTGAACTTGTCGCCGCTATGAAAGGCACTAAGTGGTACAACAACAGCGACTACATGACCGACTACTTTGATGTCGCTTATTGGATTGATGTTCATGTTGGTCGGTGGGATAAAGCCTACCAGCAGACTGTTTAAGAAAGAGAGGTTATTATGAGTAATGCTACCAATGAAATGGTTAAAGAAAACATCCTTGATGAAGTGATGGCTATGACTATTGAAGAATTTCAAAATGCGATTGATGAGAAAAAAATTGCTGGAAACACAATAGTCGATGAAATGGTCGAAAATTTAGTTATGGAAATTTTTCAAGAAAAAGCCATTTAGGGGTTGACATTTCTGTCAATTCTGCTAGTATATAAGTATAGTGATTCGCAATAGAGAGAGGTTTTATTATGAATATTGATTTCACAAAAATTGAAGTGATTGAAGTTGAAGATATTGATTTCAATGATGCTCCTGACTTCTGTGATGCTTTCATCGCAGAGGCTCTAATCGAAGGTCGTGAAGCGACTGATGAAGAGTTAGACATCATCAATGAAAATGCTGACTTTGTTTACAAAGCAGTTACAGACTATCTTTACTAGAGAGGTAAAATCATGTGGGTAGCAAAACCAAATTTGAACAATAACACAGGTCTCAAAGAGTTTGAGAATGTGAAAGATGCTGTGAAATATCTTGAAGAATACACAGGTATCGAAATGGCTTATGACCGTAATCGTAAGACGAAAAAAATCACTTACGATTGGGAATTGATTGGTAAATTGTGGGAGACTGCTAATGTCTAAGATGTGGAAACTTCACCAGATTGTTCTGGATAAAGGTGTTGTTGAACTTATCAACAAGGAAGGGTTTCAAGCCCATGTCAAAGGTGTTGCTTACACTGAAGCATTGATGAAGGGTGACCCTAAGATTGGTTTGATGCACAAGTGCTATGACCATGTTGCCAACATTGTTGCTGATGATTTGGAGCATTGTTTTGAGGTTGGTAACATTGGCCCTGAAGACCGTATTGAACGGTTGGATAAGATGCACTCGATTTCTGTTGGTGATATCCTTGAGGATGACACGGGCAAGAAGTTTGTTTGTGCGAAGTTTGGTTGGGAAGAAGTGAAAGAGGTGGCATAATGAGTAATCAACGACCCTTGAAGCGCAACAAGTCATACTTCAATGATAGTGGTGCTATGTTGCGACAGGTAATCAACTTTGCAGAAGAAGCAGAAGAACTGCTAGAGAAGCAAGGTGAAGAGGATGCCGCTTTCTACTTTGGACAACTAAAAGATTGGTTGCGTGAAAATCCATCAAAAGGTTTTACGGTGCCAACACATCGAATATTAGGATTGTGATATGAAATTATATTTGGATATGGATGGAGTCCTTGCAGACTTCTTTGGTGGACTAGAGAAAAGGTTCAATGTTGCACATTGGAAACAGATTCCCAAAACTGAGGAATCCATCTATGCGCTAAAGGGAACTGACTACTTTAATACGCTAGAGCCTTATCCTACTTCTTCTAAATTGATAGAGTTTGCTAAAACTAATTTTGGTAAGGATTGGGGTATCTGTTCTTCACCACTAAGAGGTGACAGAGACAACTCCGCATTTTGGAAAAGAATTTGGTTAGACAGGTATGGTTTCATGCCTGAGATTGAAAACCTTATCTTTACAGGACAGAAAGAACAGTATGCTGTCAATAAAATTGATGGAACTCCAAACATCCTAGTGGATGATAAGCCTGATAACATTAGACGCTGGATTGATAAAGGTGGCATTGGTATCAAGTATCAAGCAAATGAAGATGATTTGGAAGAATACCTTTTTGTGGAATTGATGAAATGCGTAGAGGCAAAATAAATACAAAGGAACAATATATCCAAGCAAGGATTGAGTTCCTAAAGGATGAGTTGAAGGTAACACACGACTGGCGTGACCAGATGTGGTATCGGAAACTCATTCAAGAACTTGAATGGATTCTTCTGGTAGATGCTGATAAAGCAGAAAAAGAAATCGAAGAAATTGCAAAAAAAATTAAAAAAAATGTAATTTAGCCATTGACATCTGTGCTTACGCCACTTATATTAGTATTGTAATGATGAGAAAAGAGGTAAATATTATGAATGCAGTTGAGAAACTCCTTGAGAACATCAAGAAAGATTACTATGAGTGGACAGTTGCTTGCGCTAAAGGTGACTTGAGTGAAATCAATAAGCGCATGATTGCTGAGTTCAACGAAGAACTTGGTTACAAAGAGGGTAACAAATACATCAAAATTACTACAAAGAACGGTGGTAGCGTTTGGGGTTTTGTCGTCAACACTGAGACTGATAAGAAGTTTCAGAAGGGTGACATTCTCAAGCCCGCTGGTTGGGCGGCGCCTGCACGAAATGGCGCCCGTGGTAATATCTTTGAGGACTACACTATTCGGTGGACAGGTCCTCTCTACTTGCGCTAGTCGCAAGCGTGATACGAGACGGTCGGTCACGAAAATAGAATCAAAAAGCCCTGCCTAGGAAGTGGGTTGCCGTCCAAGTTTCAGAGTTTGGTTTGTCGGACTACCTCTCTCTCACTCTCTCTAAATAGTCCGACACTCTGAGGGGAGGCGCAATGTCTCCCCTCTCCCCTAAACAGGAGAAGGAAATGAAGTTCAAAGAGTTATATTTTCACTCAGTTGCTATTGCAGTAGGTGTTGGTGTTCTTACTGGATTTAGTGGAATAGCATCTGCTGAAACTGTAATTGATTACACAAAAAATATTATTAATCGAACACCGTATAATGTTGAAGTCTGCACTGATAAAAATGTATCTGGAGACAGAACTGGTGATGCACTAAAAGGTGCTATTATCGGTGGTTTGATTGGTAACAATATTAAAGGTGAAGAAAATGGCGGTGCTATCGGTGCTGTTATTGGTGGTATGCTTGGCCATGCAAATAGTGATGCTACTTCTGGCACTCAACGAGTCTGCGAAGTAACAACACGATATAATGAAGAGGTGATTGAAGTCTATTCACATTCAGTGGTGACTTTTTATCATGATGGAAAACAATATCAATTGAGGTTTGTTAAGAAATGAGTGATTGTGTAGACTTTAAGCAGATTGAATATCATCAGATGACAATCTATAAAACTATGTCAGTTGGAAATGAATGGATTGAAGAACAAGGTCTGACAGTAGATAGGTTCAAAGAAATCCTATCACATAAAGGTAGTGGTTGGAATGCTCCAGAACCATATGGTGAAGAACCTACAGATGAAGAAGAAGATATTTTCATGGAAATTGTTTGGGGTGCAGACTGTATGGACTCCGAAGAAGATTTGTGGACTGACCGTAAAGGCGGTTACGATATCGACTATGAATTGATTGAGGATAATGATGAGTGATAGACGATATAGAATCTTTGGTGCTAAATATGAGTTGTCAGATAAACTTATGCAAAATCCACCACACACGCCTGGCGAAAAGGGTGGAATAACTTGGCCTGATGAGTTGACTGCAAAACCAAAGGTGTTTCATATTGAGATAACTCAAGATAGAAAACGAGTTGCATTTCTAACTCGTAAAACTTATGCAGAAGCAAAGCAAGTAGGTGAAGAGTATGCCCCGTCAACTGTTTAAGAACCGATATGGTGATACGCAGTCATTTGAATGGACAGAAGACAGAAATATTCTTTGGCGTGGTTCTCGCAGTTATGAGAGAGTTTCTGTCGATGAAGAAAATAATATTACAATGGTTGACCCTTCTGGTGGCCCCTATTTCGCAAAAGGTGATGTCATCGACTTTCCAAAAGACTTTGAGGGTTACACTATAAAAGGATTCGAGCCTCATGAGGAAGGATATATAATTCTTGTATGAGTTTGCGCCTATGGTGAAATTGGTAGACACGCTAGATTTAGGTTCTAGTGCGAAAGCGTGGGAGTTCGAGTCTCTCTAGGCGCACCAAATTATTCCCTGTTAGTTCAGTTGGTAGAACAGTGGACTGTTAATCCATATGTCGTTGGTTCGAGTCCAGCACAGGGAGCCATTTGCTGAAGTAGCACAGTTGGTAGTGCAGTTGATTTGTAATCATCAGGTCGGGAGTTCGAGCCTCTCCTTCAGCACCATATGCGGTCATGATGTAAGGGTAGCCTATCTCGTTGCCAACGAGAGTGTGAGAGTTCGATTCTCTCTGACCGCTCCAATGGAGATTAAATGAACACAGATATTAAAGATTATGTTTGGGTATTCAAAAATGAAATAGATGATAATCTGTGTCATAACTTGGTATCTGATTTAGAAGATAGTTTTATCAATTGGGAACAGCACACATATCGTGACCATAAGACTGGTGAAGCGTTAAATCTTAATGCTAACAAAGAACTTGATGTAACTTACATTGATACAGAATCACACAATCAATTAATGGATATTACTTGGAATGTAATTGACAAATATATAAAAGGATTGGGATTTGATTGGTTTGCTGGATGGGCTGGTTTTAGTGCAATTAGATATAATCGTTATAGAAATGAACAATTAATGAGTATGCATTGTGACCATATACAGTCTATTTTTGATGGTAACAAAAAAGGTATACCAACATTATCCATTTTACATTCTTTGAATGATGATTATGTTGGTGGTGATTTTTTAATGTGGGATGATGAGAAAATCAATTTCAATAAAGGTGATATAATGGTATTTCCATCAAACTTTTTATATCCTCATCGTGTAACACCAGTAACCAAAGGTGTTCGTTATTCAGCAATATCATGGGCGTTTTAATATGAAATATAAACAAACAAGCGAAAATGGTTGGACAGTTGAAGTTCAACAAGACGGTAAAACTAAAGAGTTGTATATTGAGTTTCCACCAGACTGCATCAATCAAGTTGGTTGGGATGTGGGTGATACTATAATTTGGGAGGAACTTCCAAATGGCTCTTTCTCACTAAAAAAGAAAGAGGAGTGATGTCATTCTCACTTAACAATTGAATGACTGGTGCCGCCTGGGCAAAAAGGGTTGACTTTGTTCAGCCCTTTTTCTATATTATAAATAGTGGGTAAATAAAACATACGAGGGTATCATGCTTACATTTACAGAGCATCAACAACTGCAAGAAACAATCGGACAGGCCGGACTTGACTATGAAATAAAGGTTCACTCTGCTATGAAAGCCGCAAAGATTCCAGGCCTAGAGGCTGGTGACAAACCTGGCGCTGGTTTTTCTAATGTAGGTGCTGGAGATATTGAAGCATCCTATAACGGTAAACCATTCAATATTGAAATCAAAGCATCATCGAAAGACCAGATGGGTGGCGGTTCGTTTAGATACGATATGGCTACTGGTATGTTTACACCAGCAAAAGAAATGGACCCAGAAGACTTGGAACTACTTCTTGCTGGTGCTAAAGAAAAAATTGATGATATCAACAACTATATCAAAGCCGCTAGAAAGATTGAGCCAGTTCAATTCCATAAAAACATCTCTGGTATTCCTCTGAAGATATCCGTTGATGGTCGTGCAGAACTAAAGAAAAGAGGACTGCTTGCTAAAATCAATAAGAATACAAAGACATCTGCAACATTTATCGCTAAACATTATAACAAAAAGGGTGTTTACTATATCAATGTAGGTGGTGCTGGACTGTTCTATATGGGTAAAAATCCATTGAAACTTGATGTGCCAGAACTAAAGGGTGAAATTCAAATTGAAATGAGACTTGGTTTCGGTGGTGGTAAACTATCATTCCCTACACAACCAGAGCCTACATCGGCTCGTTCTGCTGGTCTAAGACTGCAAGGAAGACTCTTGACAAGAGGGAAGTCTTCATATAGTCTAGATAATGTAGAAGATGTAAAGAAACTATTTGGTGTGAAATGAAAAAGTTCTCAGCCTTTCTAATCGAAGAAAAAAATACACATATGGAGCATATTGAGGACAATGTGCTAAATGGAGGCGTTCAAGGTGCAAGGGAAAGTATCAATTTTCTTAGGGGCCTTCGGGATATGCTTGCTGGTAATAGCAGTGGTGCAGTCAATGTTAGCGTCAAATGGGATGGAGCGCCTGCAATCTTTGCTGGAACTGACCCTTCCGATGGGAAGTTTTTTGTAGCAAAGAAGGGTGTATTCAATAAGAATCCAAAAGTCTATAAGACTGATAAAGACATTGATGATGATACCAAAGGTGATTTGAATGCTAAACTGAAACTTGCATTGAAACATCTACCAGACTTGAATATACAAGGTGTGATTCAAGGTGACTTTCTATACTCAAAGAGAGATTTGAAAAAGCAAAAGGTTGGTGGAAAGTCTTACATCACTTTCCATCCTAATACAATCGTATATGCGGTGCCTACTGATGTGCCACTTGCTAGAGAGATATCTAAAGCAAAGATAGGTATCGTCTGGCATACAAAATATACAGGCAATTCTTTTGAAAGCATGAAAGCATCATTCGGTGAGAATATTGCTGACAGTCTTACTCAATCAAGTGCAGTATGGTCAGTCGATGCAGAATATAAAGATGTGTCTGGTTCTGCTACACTCACAAAGAAAAAGACAAAAGAGATTACTGACATCCTTTCCAATGCTGGTAAAACATTCAACAAAATTGATGCGGCTGGACTGAATGGTATATCAGATAATCCAGAACTGTTACAGCGCATGAAAACTTTTCTGAATACAAAGGTTCGTGCTAGAGAAAAGGTAACTGACATACCCAAAACTGTTGATGAAATGGTAGAATACTTTCACAACATCTATCAAATTGAGTTGGGTAAAGCCGCTGAGTTAAAGACTGAAAAGGGCAGAGCGGCTAAGAAAGAAAAGATTGAAGGTATCAGAAAAGAA